GGCCCAGGAGGAGTACGAGATGCCTATCATGCCTTCGAGTGGCGGCAGCGTCATGCCGGCGAGCGGCGGGACGCCGGCCCCCTTCATCTCCGGAGACCTGACCGGTACCGGCGCAGCGCAGAATATCCCGCACGGGCTGGGCCAGGTGCCGAGCAAGGTGCTGGCGATCCCCGTCGACCTATCGCCCGCCACCATCGGTCAATATACGTGGACCGAGGGCGTGCATACCGCGACGAATATCGTCGTCACGGTCACGAACGGTAAGAAGTATCGCGTGATGGCCTGGCCCTAACGATGACGCAGCCCATCGCGCGGCAGCTCGTGACGGGGCCCGCCGCTGAGCCGGTGGGCCTCGACGAGGCGAAGCAGCACCTTCGGCTGCCGCCGGAGCCGTCCGAGGATGATGCCGTCATCAGCCGCCTCCTCGTCGCGGCCCGCACATGGGTCGAGGAGCAGATTGATGTCCAGTGCATCACGGCGACCTGGCGCTTCATCTGGGACCGATGGCCTGGCATCGCCACCCCATGGGGCATCTGGCCGCAGCGGCTCCTGATCCCGCGACCGCCGCTGCAGGCGGTGCTCGACGTGCGATACCGCGACCCGGGCGGCACATGGCTCACGTTGGGCACATCCGAATATGAGGTGACCATCCCCTCGGCGGGACGGGATGGTAGGCCGTCGGAGGGCATGATCCGCCCGGCGATCGGTAGCTCATGGCCGCCCACCGCGGACTGGCCGGCCTCCGTCGAGGTCACCGTCCGGGCTGGCTGGGGGGATACCGGGGCGCTGGTCCCGCAGCCGCTCCGGCAAGCGATCCTGCTCATGGTGGGCGAGCTCTATCTCTCGCGCGAGGCCGCATCGCCCACGGATCGCCGGCCCGTCCCGATGGGGGTCGAGGCCTTGATCGGCCAGTATGGCCGCCCCTATGGTCTGGTGCGATGATCGGGCGCATGGACCAGCGGGCCATGATGCAGCGCCCGACGGTGACGCGGGACGCCACGGGCGCCGCGATCACGCAATGGGTCGACTGGGGCGAGCGATGGGTCGAAGAACTGGGCCCCGTGGGCCGGGAGCGGTGGACCGGGGGCCAGGTGGTGGCGGAGCGCACGACGGTATTGCGGACCTGGTGGCATCGCGACTTCGCCCACGGCCAGACCTGGCGGCTCTTGATCGGCGATCGGACGCTCGAGGTGGACGATGTGCGCGCCGACCCGCCCGGGCGGCCGATCTGGGCGGTGTTCGTCTGCCATGAGGTGGTGTCGTGATTGAAGTGCATGGGCTCCGCGAACTCGACGATCGGCTGCGCCGACTCTCCGACCAGCTCAGGGACCCGATCCTCCGCGCTGGAATGGAGGCGGGTGCGGAGGTCATTCGTCAGGCTGCGATCGCGCGGGCGCCCCGGCGCACCGGCCGGCTCGCGGCGGAGCTCGCCGTGCGTATGTTCCGGGTGCGCACGCTCTTCGGGCCTGGGGGTATCATGGCCTCAATCGGCGCCCAGTCGCGCGACCTCTTCTACGCGCGGTTCCTCGAATGGGGCGCCCTCCCGCACCGCATCAAGCCAAGGAATAAACGGGCGCTCACGGTGGGCGGCCGGCTGGTCGGCGGCGTAGACCACCCTGGTGTGGTGCCGCGGCCGTTCCTAGGTCCGGCATTGGCTGCCTCTGCGGAACCAGCGGTCCAGCGGGCGGCCCAGGTCATTCGCGAACGGCTCGAGTCCTCGCCTGATGTCGTGAGGCGTCGATGAGTCTGGCACCAGCGCTCTTCGCCAGGATGAATGGGTTCGCCGGCCTCACTGCACTGGTGGGAGACCGCATCTATCCGATCGAGATCGAGCAAGGCGCGGCACTCCCGGCTGTGCGTTTCGAGGTCGTCGCATCCGCGCGGCCCAGTGCCATGGGCCAGGATGCCGGTATCGTGCGATCGGTCGCCACCTGCGAGGCGTGGGGCCGCACCTTCCCGGAGGCGCGCGATGTGGCCGACCAGCTCGTGGCCTGCTGGCAGCGATTCCGAGGCACGGTGGTAGGCGTCGAGCTCCTGGACTGCTTCATCCAGGACGAGCGGGAGGTCGTGGAGGCTGCGACGACGCCGATCATCTACCGCATCGCGGTTGACGTCGCGCTCTACTGGAGGGGATGAGATGGCGCATGGGATCATATCGGCGCAACGGGTCTGGCTCAGCGAGCTCGCCATCCGCGACCACGTCCAGCGCGTGGGGCTCGTGCTCCAGGTCGCCACACCGGATAATACGGTGCTCGGCCTGGACACGGTGCAGGTGCTCCCCGGGCTGCGCCGAGCACTGATCGAGCATGGCGGTCTCTGGGATGCCGATCCGCTCGATACGCGCCTCGCGGCACTGGTGGGCGCGGCCGCGCCCTGGACCGTCGGCGTCCTGACCGGTGCCGAGACCGAGACGTGCTACCTCACTGAGGCGGTCGTCCGAGACTACACGCCCGTGCGTGGCGAGATCGGCGATACCGCAGGATTCCAGCTGAGTCTGGACAGCTCTGCGCCGCTCGTTCGCGGCGCGCTGCTCGCCCAGCGCACGGCGGCCGCGAGCGGGAGCGGGCCCGCCGTCCAGCTCGGCGCGGTGGGCTCTGGTCAACGGCTCTACGCCGCGCTCCATCTTACCGCCTTGACGGGCACCTCGCTCGCGATGAAAATCCAGAGCGCGCCCACGAGCAGTTTTAGTTCGCCGACCGACCGCCTGGTTTTTAGCACGGCGACGGGGGCGATCGGCATCTGGGCGACCCCCGTGGCGGGCCCGATCACGGACACGTGGTGGCGCGCCACGTGGACCCTCACCGGGACATCGAGCACTTTCGCCGTCGCGGCTGGCATCCAGTAGACTAGAGGAGGCACAGTGGCACACTTCGTCCTAAGCAACGCCTATCTGAGCGTGAACGGCGTCGACCTCAGTAGCCACGTCCGTCGCGTCGAGCTCACCATCGAGGCGGCGACGCCCGACAATACGACCATGGGGTCCACGACGACGCAGGTCATGGGCGGCGGACTCAAGAACTGGAGTCTGAACGCCGAGTTCCTGCAGGACTTCGCGGCGAGCCAGGTCGATGCAACGCTCTCGAACGTCTGGCAGCAGGGCCTGGCGGTCAACATCGAGGTGCGGCCCGTCAATGCCTCGCGGAGTGCCACGAACCCCGGCTACACCGGTTCGGCGGTGCTCCGGGAATATGTGCCGGTCAGCGATCCGGTCGGCTCCGAGGCCAGAGCCACGGCGGCCTTCGTTGCGGCTGGTCCGTTGACGAGGTCCACGACCTGATGGCGATCCTCAGCAAGGCCGCCATCCTGGCGGCGCAGGACCTGCCGACCACCGAGGTCGAGGTCCCGGAATGGGGCGGCACGGTGCGGCTCCGGGCGCTCCGTGTCGCCGACCTTGGCCGCATCCGCGAGGCTGCGGGGCAGAGCGATGATGCCTTCGCCTTCGCCCTGGTCGCGGCGAGCCTCGTGGGCGAGGACGGGGAGCCGCTCTTCGGCGCCAACGACGCCGAGGCGCTGGCCGGCAAGAGCCTGGTAGCCTTCAGGCGTGTGCTTGTCGCGACGCTCGGGCTCAACGGGCTGGACGGCGGCCTGGGAAAAGGCTAGCCGCCGCGCCGGAGCGGCGGTATCTCTTTGTATTGGCCGAGCGGCTCGGGCGCACCGTCCGCGAGCTCGAGCAAGTCCTCACGGTCGCCGAGCTCGCGGAATGGGCGGCCTATGACCAGTGGCGGGCTAAGCAGGAGGAAGATGCGATGGTGACGGCGCGCACCGCCGCGCGGCTTATGGCGCGGAGAGGATAGGCACAGATGGCGGTCGCTGGCGAACTCGTCGTCGAGTTCCGGACCGAGACGGCCTCGCTCGTGACCGGTGTCGAGCGGGCGCGCGGCCAGATCGGGCTCCTAGGCACGACTGCCCGTGAGGCGCGCCAGGGGACCAGGCTGCTGGAGAAAAGCCTGGTGGATATGGCCGCCGGCGCGCTCGGCCTCCAGGGGCCGCTGAAGAAGTTGGCCGAGGGCCTGGGCCTCGTGGTCGGCGTCGGCGGCAAACTCGGCCTCATTCTCGGCGCCTTCGCACTCATCGGGGAGGCCATCGAGCGTCTGACTGCAGCCTCCCGGAAGGCGGCCGAGGAACAGCGCAAACATGCCGAGGCATTCCGGGCGACGATCGACGCCGCGATCGCGGCCCACCGGAAGGAAACGGGCGCCGATCTCTTCGGCGCCCTCGAGCAGGTCAAGGAGCGCAAGCTGCAGATCGAGGCCGAGCTCGCGCGCGGCCCCAAAATCCTGCATCCCTTCGGTCAATGGGCCCAGGTGGCGCCGGGCGAAGAGGAACGTCTCAAGGGGCTGCGGGACGAACTCGCACGTGTGCAGGAGGCAGAGCAGCAGCTCCAGCGCGAGCTCGACGAGAATGTGCGACGCGATATGGAGCAGCGGGCGCGCGCGACCGATGAGAAGGTCCGCCAGGCGCGCGAGGCGGCGGAAGCGATGCGGAAAGCGCAGCTCGAGGTACTCGAGGCTGGGTTTGCGCGGCCCGATGAGGTGCGGCGCGCGCTCGAGCAAGAGGCGGCGCTACGCGCGGCCCTCGGCCGCGGCAATCTCACGATGGAGGAGCGGGCGCAGATACTCAACCGGCTGCTCCCGCTCGAACAGGCGCTGGCGCGCGTGTTCTCCAACGAGGGCGTCTCGGCCATCACCGGGGCCGCCGCTCGCTTCGCTGAGGTGGCGCCGGGCAGCGAGGCCGACCTCGTCCGTCGGGCGGCCGAGGCTGGGCCGAGTCTCGCGATGCAGGGCGTGGGCGGTCTCCGAGACGACACGCGGCGCGCCGTGGAGATGCAGCAGCAGGCCGCAGCCCAGATCCAGGCGTTCTGGATCGCGGCCGCTCAGGGCATCACGGACGCGTTCCGCGGGATGTTCGACGACATCGCGCGGGGTGCCAATGTGGTAACGAGTCTCCTTCGCCGGGTGCTGAGCGCGGTAGGAGCGGCCGCCTCGAGCTTCTTTGGCCAGGCCGTCGTCCAGGCGCTCCATCTCCCGGGTGCGGCCCTGGCGGAGGCCCAGTTCGCCCCGGTGTCAGGCACCGGCGCCATGGCGCCGCTCCGGGCACCGGCGCCAGCGCCCATCGCGGCCCCGTCGCCGCCCCCCGCATCACCGGTGCATGTCACCGTCAACCTGCAGGCCCAGGCGCTCACCGCGCAGGATGCACAGGCGGCGCTCCTCGCCCATGGCCCGGCGATTGCGGTCGCGGTGGCCCGCGAGATCGAGCGGTCTGCCGCTATCCGGCGCGCCATTCGGGGATTCTGAGCCATGGCCGGCCCGACCTGGTCCCGCACGGTAATGCCGCAGACCACGACGGGATTCAGCTTCCCGGGCCCGCTGGTCTCGATTGGAGCAAGCGGCAAGGTCCAGGTGCGCGCCACGGTGCAAGGTGGCCGGAGCTGGGAGGAGACCTATCCGCCTCTTTCCACGGGGAATGCCACGCACCGCGAGTTCCTGGTCCGGGTCCGTGAAGCCTGGCGCGCTGGGACGGTCTACTCGATCGATCACCTGCTTTATCAAACGAAGTTGGGCGGAGGCAGCGGGTCGCCCACGGTGAACGGTGCCAATCAGACGGGCAGCAGTCTCGCCACCGCGGGCTGGACCGGCACCAATCCCGTGCTCCGCGCTGGTGACCTGATCGCGATCGCGGGGCTCAACCAGATTCGCGAGCTCACCGCAGACGCGCCGAATCTCGTCTCGGGGGCTACCACCCTCTCGATCATGCCCCCTATTCCTGCGGGCTCGAGCCCGGCGAATGGGGCCAGCATCACCTACGCGGCCCCCGTGCGACTGCAGGCGCGGATTCTCGGGGTGGATTGGGGGCGGGCTGCGAGCGATGGGTTCCTCTATGGCCTCACCCTCACCTGGCGCGAGGACGTATGACCAGGAACCTGACGACTGGCATGCTGACCGAGGTCCAGGCCGGGACCGGGACGGGCGTCTTCTTGATCGAGCTCCAATTCGGGTCGGGCACGCAGCGCATCGCGACCTCGAGCGAGCCTATCACATGGAACGGTGTCACCTGGACCGCCGTGGGAGGATTCCTCGAGGTGGATGCGCTGGCCGAGACCATGGACGAGCGGGATCAGGGACTCAGGCTCCGCCTGAGTGGGGTCGACCAAAGTCTGCTCTCGCTCATCCTCCAGGAGCAATCCCGGGGCCGGATCTGCCGCATTTACCATGCGCATGTGTCGTCGTCAGGCGCCGTCGTGGATGCGCCGGCCGGGCCCTGGGAATATCTCATGTCAGGCGACTGGGACATCGAGGAGGAGCGCCCGGCGGACGGTCAGGGCTCGGTCACGATCGAGACGCGGGTCCTCTCGCGGTTCGCGAGCTGGGGACAGGCAGCAGGTGTCCAGTGCACCGTCGAATCCCATTCGGCGATGCTGGCCCGGGCCGGTGTGCTCGCGGCAGGCACCCGGGACACGTTTTTCGCGACGATGCCGAAGCTTGCGGGCCGGCGCGTGCTCTGGGGGACCACGGGACCGGGCCGGACGACGGGGCTCCTGGACTGGGTCTACCGGCATCCCGGGCCACAGCGCCCACGCCCATGATCGCGCGTCGGCAGAACTGGGACATCGCGCTTCTTGACTGGGCACTCGGATGGCCTGGCCAGCGTCCGCGCTGGGGTGTGAGCGACTGTACCTCGCTCATCCGCGACGGGCTCGCGGTGATCTATGGCCGCGAGCTCTGGCCCTCGATCCCGCGGCCGACATCCGCGCGGGATGCCAGAAACATTCTGAGCGAGCATGGGCCCGTCGAGGCGGCGTTCGTGGCGCGCGGCGCCCAGCCGGTGCCGGCCGACTACGCGCAGACGGGTGATGTCTGGTGGGACAGCGCGGCGCATGGCCGGCTCGGGGGCGGCGGTATTGCGGTGGGGCCCGATCTGGCGACGGGGCTGGATGAGCAGGGCGCGATCATGCTCGTGCCGATCATGGCGATTGACGCGAGCGCCGTCCAGTGGTGGCGGTTCCCGTGGATCATCCGCTGCGAGGGCGAGTAGATGGGGAAGCCGCTCAAGTTCGTCGCTGGCGTGGTGCTGATCGCCGCGGGCGCCGCGATCGGTGGTCCGGTGGTCGGCGGTGCGCTCGGCAGCCTCATCCGGTTCGGCGGCATGGCCCTGGGCTCGGCTCTGGCCTCGGCTGCGCTCGCGCCCAGCCTCATGTTGGGCAGGCAGCGCGGCATCGAGATCAACGACGCGAGCCCCGCGGTCTGGCTCCCCGTGGTCTATGGTCGGGCGCGGCTCGGACTCCGGCTCGTCGATCTCCGCACGACGGGGCCGCAGAACAAGTTCCTCTACGTGGTGGGAGCGGTCTGTGTGGGCTCGGAGGATGGGCTCGGCATCGCCGCGGTCGAGGAGATCTACTTCGACGGCCGGCTCGCGATTGCCGCGGACGGCACGGTCCAGTCGCCCTGGGCTGGCAAGGTCCAGCACGCGGTCTTCCTTGGAACCGATGCGCAGAACGTGGCGACAGGAGCCGGTGCCGCGCGGAATACATTGGGTGCCTCGCTCAATGCCACCTTCCCCTCCGACTGGCCAACGACGAGCGCCGGCCGCGGTCTCGTGGTACTGGTCTTCCGGCTCGAATACGATGCCGCGGCGTTCCCGGGCGGCAGGCCGGAGATCACGGTCACGGTGCGCGGCCAGCGGGTCCCCGAGGTGCGGAATGCCTCGCAGCCCAGGAGCTGGTCGGCCAACCCGGCGCTCTGTCTCTATGACTATCTGCGGTCGGTACGCTACGGGATGGGCGCTGCCGCGAGCGAGGTAGACGGGGGCACCACGGGATCGTTCGCGGTGATGGCGAACTACTACGATGAGCTCGTGACCGTGCCGAGCGGCTCGCAAGCGCGCTTCCAGGCCCATGGCTGGGTGACGACGGACCCCACGATGTTCCCCGAGCAGGTGCGGCAGCTCCTCACGAGCTGTCGCGGGAACCTCATCTGGCAGCAGGGGCAGCTCCGGTTGCTCACGCGGCGCGCGCAAGCGCCGGTCAGCTATCGCCTCACAGAAGACGAACTCGTGGGCCCGCTGCGGTTCCGCCTTCCTGGTGTCGCCTCGGTCCCGAATACCATGCGGGCCACCTATCTGCAGACCTTCGACTTCGGCCAGGTGCCCTGGTCCCCTGACACGATCGAGTATCCGCGGCCCGGCGATCCGAACAGCTTCCTGACCGAGGATGGCGGCGTCCGGGTCACCATGGACATTGAGCTCCCATTCACCGCGAACCCCTATACCGCCGAGCAGATCGCGGCGGTGGAGCTCCAGGAACGGCGCGACCTGCTCGTCGTCGAATGCACGGCGCGCGAAAGCGCGCTCCAGCTGGTGGTGGGCGACGTGGTGCAGGTCACGCATGCGACCCCGGGATGGACCGACAAGCCATTCTGGGTGGCGGCGGTAGCCCTCCTGCCAGGCCAGGAGCATGTCCAGCTCCTGCTCCAGGAGTACAATGCCAACGCGTATCTGCTCCCATCGCAGGGCACGTTCAGCTCGGCGCCGAATACCAGCCTCCCGGACCCCTCGACCTGTCAGGCGCCGACGAACCTCCTCCTCGCATCGGATGCCGGGACGGCGTTCACCCAGCCGAATGGTGTCCGGCTGCCTGGCATCCGGGCCACCTGGACGGCCTCGACCGACGGATTCCTCGATCACTACGAGGTCCAGCTCAAGCGGACCACGGCGACGGCCTGGACCGATGTGGCGACGCCCACCGCTCAGGAAACCGAGGTGCTGATCGGGCCAGTCTCGGCGAACGAGTCCTGGGACGTGCGGGTCAGAGCGGTGAATCGCCTCGGCGTGCCGTCGAGCTACGTGCAAGCCACGATCACGAGCGCCAATCTGGTGCTCGGGATCGCCGGTCAATCATTCGTCGACACCTTCGAGTCGAGCCACGTGCTCTGGCAGGTCTACTCCGGGGCCGGCACGCTGGCCCACGTGGCCGGACAGGGTGTGAGCGGGACGCAGATTCTCCGCATCACTGGGGGCGGGGGTTCTGCTGGGTTCAGGGCCGTGGCACCTGACTGGGTGGCCTATGATCCAAGCAAGCTCTACCGCATCCGCTTCCGCGTGAGGCAATTCAGCGATCCGACGAACGGCGGAGGCAAGACCTTCTATCTGGGCTGGCAAGAATCGGACGGGAGCGCCGTGCTGCAGGATGGCTCGCTCTCTGCCTTTGCCGCGGCCCATGCCCAGACGCTCGCGGCCGGTACCAGCTGGGTCGAGTACACGGGCTGGCTCCAGGGGACGGCCGCCTCGCGCACCTATGGGCCCACCACGCCAACGGCACCCATGCCCGCACTGAATGGCACGCGGTATATCCGCCCGCTGATCCTATCCAACGATGGTGCCACGGTCGGTAATGGGCAGTTTGACGTGGACTACGTCGCAGTGGACGTCTTCGATGAGATCGGCCAGAAGCGGCTCTATCTGGCGCTCACTGCTGGCGGGAACCTCGATCCGAATGTGCAGCAGTCCACCCCAGGGGGCGGTGGTCAACCGATCGTGCGTGGCCGCCAGCGGGGCACGGCGAGGCATGGCGATGCGGTGGTCTTCTCGCCGGCATTTCCCCAGGTGCCGCAGTCGGTCCGGATCTGGGGCGGGATCGTGAACGAGCCGCGGTCCATCTGGTCGACCGACCCGAATACGTTGCCAGGCAGTCTGGCGCCGCTGTCGGGCGTCCCCACCGTCGAGGAGACGGCTGCGATGAACCTCACGGCCAGCGGATTCACGATGCGCGCGCTGCTCCGGCAGGATAGTGGGACGCTCACACAGCGCACGGATAGCTTCCCCGCTGGGACGATCTCGCAGATCGGCGACCAGATTCCTACCACCGTGACGTTCGCTCCGGCGCATAACCAGCAGTACGACGTGAGCTATGACGTGCATCTCGAGGCCACAGCCGGCATTGGTGAAACCTCGACCACGATCACGGTCGCCATTGATGTGAGCCTCGATAGCGGCACGACATGGTCGGAAAAGGATGCGCAATCGTTCTCCGTATCATCCACTTCGGGCACGCAGATCTTCAACCAGTCCGTGACCCGGACCATCACGCAGAGCGGTCTGGACAACACCGACCGGTTCCGGGTCCGCATCAAGGATCGGCAGGACTTCATCCCGAAGAATGGGTCTGTGGTCGTGAGCGTGGACCCGGGGGCCGTGGTCTATTACACTGCGAGCTCAAGCGCGCGGTATGCGAGCAAGACGCCGGACGCCGGTCAGGTAGTCAACTGGGAGGCCGATTACTATGCCTGATGCATGGGTGCCATCCCTGGCGCATTGGTGGGCTGATGGCAGGCACACCCCACCCGAGGTCAAGTTCATCAGGCCATCGCAGCCCCGAGGTCGAGACACCCTCGTCGTGGCCCCCTGCTGTGGCGCCGTGGTGGCGGCGGCCGACCTCTGGCGCTGGTCGGGAAGCCTGACGATGCCAGACGCCTGGGCAACACATCGGCCTGATCTCGCCTCCTCGCGCCCCGGCTGGTGGTGCGGCCATTGCCGCGAGCTCGCAATCGGGCTAGGATTGCCGCGATCGGAGATCTATCGGGATGCCGGAGCACCCCAGGCCATCTGCGACCGGCTGCAGTCCAAAGAAGCAGCGTCTGCCCCTGGCGGTGCGAGCCAGTCGGAGGAACCCAACACCTTTGTGGCATCACCTGATGCCCTCACCAGCCACGGCGAGGAATCCTGGAGCATGACTGAAGAACGGCTGACGCAGCTCATCCATCTAGCCATCAGAGCCGAACTCATGCGGTGGTGGTGGCGCCTGGCGGCGATCTTCGCGATCCCGTTCGTCATCGGCTTGGTCCGATACGGCGCGCTGGAGCAGCAGGTGGCCCAGGCGGCCCCGCGGGTTCGGGTGGATTCACTGGCAGTAGTACTCGAGGCCAGGCTCGGGCGGATCGAGGAGCGCCTGGCACGGGTCCTCTCTGCCGTGGAGGGTGCACGATGAGCATGCGACAGAAGATCATCCTCCTGCTCCGGAGCGGCTCGCTGGCCGGTATCCTGGTTGCATTGGCAGGAGTCGGGGTGGCCGAGTATGCGACATTGCTCGGCCCGGTCTGGGGGGCCAGGCTTGCGGCAGCGGGCGCCATCCTGGCGGCACTCTCCCGTCCGCTGCAGGAGATCGTCCTCATCCTCATGGGGGGCGCTGACGATGATGACGGAGATCTGGGAGCCGGAGCCTGACGAGTCGTGGCGCGGCGATTGCCATCCTGACGAGGCCGAGGAAGAATGGCCCGAATGGTCGGCGGGGCCCGAATACTGGATGTTCCGCCGCCTCACCGACGAGGATGACCCGGGTGCCGCTCACGGCGTTTGACCGTGCACTGGCATGGCTCCTCCAGCAGGAGGGGGGATTCTCCGCCGATCCGTCCGACCGTGCGGCCCGGATGGTGCCGCCCGGGCAGGTCCACACTGCCTATGGGATCACGCAGGTGACGTATACGGCCTGGCTCGAAAAGCAGGGAGAGTCCCACCGCCCGGTCGGGGCCATCACGATGGCCGAGGTAGCGAGCATCTACCTCGGCATCTGGCGCCGGGTGGGATGCGCCGACCTCGCCGAGGACGGGGCCCACCGGCTCGCCCTGGTCCACTTCGACGGAGCCGTCCAGCACGGGGAGCGGTCGGCGGTGCGGCTGCTCCAGCGCTCTGTCCAGGTGGTGCCCGACGGTATCTGGGGACCGCGCACGCATGCGGCCGTCCGCGCCGCAATGGCATGCCACCAGCCGCCCAATGACGGGCCGCTCTGTGAGGCGGTCCTGGCCCGCCGCGTGGCCCTCTACCAGCGGCTCCTGCGCCTGCCCGGGCAGATCCGCTTCGCCCGGGGCTGGCGCCGCCGGATCAACGCACTGGCCACCCACGTCGGAGTGCCCATCCCATGGCCCGATTCACCATCGTCGCCGTCCTCGCCATCGCTGGCCTAGCACTGGCGAGCCAGGCGGTAGCCCAGGTGGAGCCAGTGTCCACTGTCACTATGACGCCGGCGGTGGCCCAGACGCTCGAGGCCTTGACCGACACGGCCACCGTCGAGCATGCGCGCTGCCTGCTCGGCCGCCGTGGTGCCCGCGGGGTGATCGAGTTCGACAGCCTCGTGGACCCGGGCGTCCTGAGCCGGTCGACGCCCTTCTCTGTCAACCCGGGGCCATGTCCACGAGGTACGCTCGCGGTCTGGCACCTGCACCTGCCCTACGATCTCACGCTCACCGGGCTCCCGGTGCCTGGCTCGGCGCCTCGGGAGACGTATTGCTATCTTTCCGAGCTAGATCAGCATTGGGCCCAGCAGGAGGATGCGACGCCACTGCAGGTCGTGGGTGTGGGAGCGCATCGGCATTGCTGGTTTACGCGCGAGTCGGTGGCCGCCTCACCGTTCACCGTGATGCTCCGGCCCGCGCCTGGCCATTGGGTCGTCATTCGGCAAGGAGGAAACTAAGATGGCATTGCAGCTCAGTACCGCCGTGCGGAACGCCTCGCTGGACGCCATCGAGACCACGATCGGCACCTCTGCTATTCTCAAGATTCGGACCGGGTCACCGCCTGCCAACTGCGGGTCAGCCGACAGCGGCACCGTACTCGCCACCCTGAACCTGCCGTCCGACTGGATGGCGAATGCATCAGGCGGCAGCAAGTCCAAGAGCGGCACCTGGCAGGACCTCTCCGCGGATGCGTCAGGCATCGCCGGGCACTTCCGCATCTATGCGAGCGATGGCGTCACCTGCCACATGCAGGGGACCTGCACGGCTACCGGCGGCGGCGGCGACATGGAGCTCGACAACACCAACATCGCCGCGGGCCAGCAGATCACGGTCACGACCTTCACGATCACCGACGGCAACGGCTGAGGCACTGACCCATGGCCACCGTCACCTGGTCCTACGGCACCCCGCAGACCTATGCGGTCACCCTCACCGGGCTGGCGAATGCGGCCGCGCGTCAGGGTCCGGTCATCGATAATACCACGACCGGCTACCTGGACGGCCTTTTTCGGATCAAGACCAACGGCGCCACGGGTGGGACGAACCTGCTCGACGTGTACGTCTACAGCTCGTCGGGCGACGCGGTCTATACCGATGGTGCCAGTGGCAGTGATGCCGCATTCACCGCCGCGAACCGGCTCAATGCCCGCTATCTCGGCTCGGTGCAGATGAATGCGGCGACGGGGGTCATCGCGATGCTCGGCGGCATCGCCGCGGCGTTTGGTGGGGTGATGCCCGCGCGGTTCGGCCTGATCTTTATCAACAATAGTGGCGCCGCGCTGAGCAGCACCGCAGCCGACCATGAGGTGATCTTCCAGGGTCTGACACAGACCATCGCCTAACACTTCGGGCGCATGCTCCCCCTCCGCTCGGTTGACCGGGTCGCCCGCTTCCTGCAAGCCGGCTCCGCCCGCTACGATCTCGGTCAACCGAGCTGGCTGACCAGCAGCCTCGGCACGTTCACGTGGCTGCTCCTCATCCGCTGGAATGGGACCGCGAGCCTCCGCGCCGGCGACCGCATCGTGGCCATGGACACCTCCGGCTCGGCCACCTATCTGGCCACGAATGGCACGGCCGGCGAATGTCGGGTGCTCATCAATCGCGCGACCACCGACACCAACTATAACACGGGCACAAACGCGCTCATTGCCCCGAACGGCGCATGGACCTGGATCGCGGTCACCGTGAATACGGGAGCTGGGAACGGTGCAAAGGTGCGCTTCGCCCGGCGTGTCCTGCAGCCTGATGGCGCGCCGACGGTGGTCACCGCCACGGTGAGCAATGAAGGCAGCGGCACGGTGAGCCACCAGTTCCCGCTCGCATTAGGCTCGCAGAGTAATGGGAATGCCACCGGTGGCCCGTTCGATGTCGCGGCCTTCGCGATGTGGGACAAGGCGATGTCGGCAGCCGAGATCCGACGACTGGTGGCCACACCGACCGCGGAGCTCTTCCGCATCATCACGGCGAGCCCATCGGAGCGGCTCGAGGTGAGCGGGAAGATCCGGATCGCCTTCCTGCCGGGCACCGAGATCGGCACGACCGCGCCCAATCTCCAGGACCCGGCGCATCGCATCGTCGCGACCGGCGGCGTCGCCTATGTCCCAGCCCTGGGCGCCATCCTGCCCAGGCGCCCGACCGGCCCCTGGCCAATGCCTCGGCAACCGGCGGCAGGCGGGATCACAGCCCAGCTCAGCCGCACCCTCGCCACCAGGACCGTCACCGGCCAGGCCACGGTCGCCGTGGCTGCCCAGGTCAGCCGCACGCTGGCAGCCCGGACCGCCTCAGCCCAGGCCCAGGTGGCGGTCACTGGCCAGCTGAGCCGGAGTCTCGCCGACCGGACACTGGCGAGTCAGGCCCAGGTCGCCATCACCGCCCAGCTCAGCCGAATACTGGCCGCCAGCACACTAGCCTCGACGGTGAGCACTGGTGGCGCGATTCAAGCGACGCTCGATCGTACGCTGGCTGCACGGACGGCATCGGGTCAGGCCCAGGTCGCAGTCACCGCCCAGGTCAGCCGCAGTCTCGCCGCCCGGACCGTATCAGCCCAGGCCCAGGTGGCCATCAGCGCCCAGACGAGCCGGACGCTGGCTGCCCGGGCTGCATTAGCGCAAGCTCAGGTCGCGGTCGCTGGCCAGCTCAGCCGCATGCTCGCGGCCAGGACAGCGGCTAGCCAGACCCAGGTCGCGATCGCGGCCCAGGGCGCCCTCACGACGGCCAAGCTCGCCGCATCGTCCGCTACGGTCCTGGTGCAAGGTGCGCTGCTCCGCACGATCTCGCGCAGCCTGCTCGCGCTGGCAGGCAGCGGCATCACGCAGTCCTTGGGGTCCGTCGAGGCCTCCGGACCAGCGCTATGGAGCCGCGCCCTCTCGGCATCGCTCGTCGGCGACGCTTCAGGCGAGGCCTCGGGATCGGTGATGCGGAGCCAATCCGCATCGGGGCCCGTGCTAGATACGGCCGGCGAATCCGGCCCGCGCTACGGAACAGCCTAACGAGGAGGCATGACGATGCATGTCGTCTACCTGGATGCGGATTATCGCTATCTGCATTATATCTATGAGCGGGATACCACGAAACCCGGTTTCAAGACCATCCCCAAGACCGGGCTGTCGCCCACTGCCTATTTCTCGCTTACGGCGAATCCCGCCTCGCCGATCAGCGGGACGCAGATCACGCTCACCGAATCCCCAGCGGGGAGCGGATGGTATCAGGGCGTGCTGGACAGCGCCGCCTTGCAGTCGGCCCTGTCGGGCGCCGTGGGCACCGTGGTGTATGAAGTGCTCGAGGTGGCGGGTGACCTGCGCGTGGTCCATGACCGGCTGGTAGCCGCCGTGCGCACCGGTGCCTAACCACAGCCGATTATGCGCTCACCCATCGCCTGGTACGGAGGGAAGGGTCGGATGTTGGCCAAGCTGATGAAGCATGTGCCCCCCGGTGGCCGCCCCTACTGCGAGCCCTACATGGGCGGGGCCAGCCTCTTCTTTGCCCGCGACCCCGCCCCGGTCGAGGTATTGAACGACCTCGATGGCGACCTCGTCAATCTCTTCAGGTGCCTGCAGGACCCGGCGATATTCC